GCGCTCCCGCTTGAATTGAAGGTTGCCATAAGTATTGGCCTTGGCTATCTTTCATTAAGCGTAATGCCATTTCGATTTTGCCATTCATTAAGTATGAAGCATTTTTTCGTGCGCTTGCAGGCACTTCATATGAAAGTTTAATCATATCGTCTGCTGTTAATGTAGCAACCGCTCCTGTATTGAATCGTGTAACTGTTGATCCGTTTAAGATACCTTCGGGTTGCATATTTCCATGGCCTGTGCCTTTTAAGAACGCTAATTCCTCAAGATTTGCATATGCTGTAGTAAATGAATCAGCTAAATATGCTTGTAAGTTAATATCAGCATCATCTAGTTCATCTTCACCGATTTTTGTTAAACCGTAAGCATCCTCTACGTATGCGTAAGTTTCAGCAGGTGTTAATGAGCTTTCGAACGAAGCTAATTTAGGGTTAGTTTGAATTTCGATTTTACCCCAACCAACTGTTAATTCGTTCATGTTAATTCTGCGAATACGATCCGATTTTGTAGTACGAACGCTTGCTAGTGAACGTAATACATTTAATTGCGGTAATGCACGATAGATAGTTTGGTCAAGGTCTGCTGTAACGAGAATGTCACCTGTAGAATCTTGTACCAATGCTTTTCTTTCGTCTTGTGTCATATTTTCTTTACCTTCACGAATGAATTTAAAGAACGCATCTTTTTGTTCTTGTTGTTCTTTTGTTAAGCCTTTTTCATTTAATGCAGGTGTGCGATTTGCTTTTGCCTCCATTGCATCAATACGGCCCTTTACTTCATTCATTGCTAGATTAATAGCATCTAATGAATTTTTAGTTTCTTGAGAAACTTGTCCAAACTGTTTAATTTCTGTGTCTTGGCGTTCGCCCATTGCTTTCAACTCGTTAAAGTTGTTAAGTAATTGTGCTTGTAATTCTTTAAGTTCCATAGTTTCTTACCCCCTATTTTTTGTGTATTTTTGCATTTCTGTAATAATGTTTTGTATTTCTAAAACGGCTTGCTCGTCCTCTTTCTTGACAATGTGAGTGTTATGAAACGGCTCGCCCTTGCCTTCTGAGGCACTAACAAGTGCTTGTAGACTTTCAATGGCCTTTAAGACTAATTCTTTATTTTTAGCGCTTAACATTTGCCCCGCTTTAAATTCTTCATTTAAAAGGTGTGTTAAACGTTCTAAACTAAATTGATTCTTAGCGCCTGTTATATTCGCTAACTCATTACTAGCAAACGTTACAGGGCTAAACTCCCAAAGGCGTATTTCTTTAATCGCTCTTGCGTTTTTCTCGTTATCCCAATCGCTTTTAACTGTATTAAAACCAATCGAAAGTTCGTCAATAACGCCGTCTTTGATTAATTGGAATGCCTCTTTACCTTGTTCTGTCTGACTAATTTGAGCTTTTACATAAAGCCCCTTAGAATCTTCTGACATTACAATAGGTTTCCCTATCGGTTGATATGGATCATGTTGCCATAAGACTTTAACTCTCTTACTCTCTTGAATTGTCTTTGTAAAAGCTCCTGGCGTTATATAATCTCTGTGGCTGTCAATGTTATTAAAAACACTTGCGTAACCTTCAAAGACAAAATCGTTACCCGCTTTTACCTCAAAACTAAAATCTTTAGTTTCTAAATTAGACATAGTAAAACCTCCCTTTATTATAAAGAATAGTTTGTTAGATAACTATAATTAAAAAATTCGCTATTTCTTCACCTTATAAATTTCTGTGCATCTGCACATTATGACATTCTTAGCGCTTCCGCTCGGATCACCTGGAAATTGCAAAGCCTCTCCCATAACATCATAAGGTTTGTTCATATCTCGAATTTGTCCGTTTACTTCTTCGTGTGCATCCCTTGTTCTATCGTCTTTTGTACTAACCCATTCTTTTTGAAGGTCTAGCCCTGTCTGTTCTGCTGAAAAATGATTACCCGCATTACTTGAACTAATAACCTCAGTTCGTGCAATAACTGTTGAACGATTAGGAATAATTTGATCTAAATATAATTCATCAATGCGCTGTGCTATTTGTGGTATACTTTCGCCGTTTTCCTGGCCAATATCAACAATGTTTTTTAATAGTTTAATTGTCGTATCAGATACTAAAACAACTTTTTGAGCAACATTACCTTTTATCCAATTTTGCACATTCTTAGCAAAAACATTAAATAAGTCTTTAAATATTTTAATCTCTAAGTCTGTTGCCTCGTTTTTTAATTGGTCAAATGTTGCTTGTCCAAAGTCTTGAATAACCATTTGATTAATAGCCTCTATAACTTTAGCAAACTCTTTCATTTGCGTTTTTACAGTATCTTCAATACCTTTTATTCCATCACTCTCAAACGCCTTTAAAATGGCTTTCTGCTCATTTTTAAAATACTTCTGAATTTGCATAGTGACAGTTTGATAATAAGTTTCTCGGCGCTTTTCCATACTGTGCCAAAAATCTGTTTTTTGTTCGTCACTTTCCAAATTAAAGGCCTTCATAAAAAAATGTTTTTGTCCGTCCTTATTCGGATCGTTTAAAGGTTGTTGCTGTGGTTGAACAGGTTGATAGATAATTTCACCTTTATTATTAACCACTCGTAATGTATTCGGAATATATAATACATCGCCATCTTTTAACGCTTCATATCCTAACTCAGAACGCCCTTCATTTACAGTTATTAAGCCTGCTTGGACATCTGCTCTAATTCTCGTTGCCTTTTCGTTGTTGTTTTCCTGTAATGCCTCAATTGTGTCTTTGTCATAATCTAAATATAGATTGTCACCAAACAAAGGCGCTAATTCTGAGTTAAATTTATCTCGTATGCGGTCCAAATGAGGTAATACAGTATCCATGTAAAACGCTTTTCTAGCCTCTGCATAGTTAGCGTATGTTTTTTGTTCACCTATTCCAATAATTTCGGGTGGTACGCCAAAGGCTGTGCAAATTTCTAAACGGCTCATTTTCTTAGATTCAATAAAGTCCATATCTTTTGGAGATAGGCCCATTTCTTTCCAATCTAAACCACCTTCTAATAACATGAAACGCCCTGCATTTGAAGCGCCTTTATAAGTTGTGTTTAACTCTGTTTTTAATTTATCGTACTGAGTATCGCCTAAAGTGTTCGGCGTTACCATCGCCCCGCTAGGTCTTGCCCCGTTGTTTAAAAGGCTGTTATTCCAGGTACTCGCTAGATTATCGTTGTCAATTCCTCTAGCTCCTGCTTCAATTGGAGAAAAGCCGTATAAATCATTTAAAGGATGGAATGTCTTTAGGTGCATTACCTTCTGAGGCTCAAAATAAACTTGTTGAGCGCCTACAGTATAAGTATAGCGACTAACTAACCCTAATACATTTCCAGGTGTAATTGTGATACGATCCGAACGTAAAGGCCATAATTCCGTCACCCTTCCGTCATTCGGTCCGTTCTTTTCAATGTAGATATTTCCACTTAATAAACCAAATGCAATTACAGCCTCCATAAACTCTTGTTTACTTTGCGTTTCATTTGGTCTATAAAGTAAATTCAATAAAGGATGATCCTCTATTTCTGTTAATTTCTTCCCTTGTTTGCTGTATAAATTCCATTCTACACCTGCGCCTGCTTGTGCAATTGCCATAACACAACGATAAACCCATACATTTTGTATAAAGCCTTCATTTGCTAAACTTTCATAATTTCTTGGTGTCCATACAGCTTGACCGCTGAAAAAACGAACAATCGCCCCCGCTGTTGCGCTTTCTTTCGTGTTTCGTGAAAGCCAATCTTTTAAACCCATTCCATCACCCACCTAATTATCAATAGTTATTTGTTGTAATTCGCTAAAGAAATACTTTGTAGCTGAGTAATAAACTTTTACCCTTACATATGCAAAACCTGGCTTTGTAAATATATCACCATCAAAAACAACGCTACATTGACCACTTACAGCATTTAAAATACTTGCAGGCTTTTCTATGAAAGCTCCATTATTAACGCTAATATAAGCCGTTACGGTTGCCCCTGTTAAATCTACAACGCCCTTATCGTCATTGACGGTAAAAGATAACTTATTCCCTATATCTCCCTTTGTTACTTGCATTATATCACCCCTATATTTTGAAGGTTGTTGACAAGTTCGAATTAATTTTAAACTCAGTTTCTATGTTTGGTTGAATCATAAAGTCTAATTCTAAATTTTGATTAACTGTAAACGTTGTTATTAATAATTGCTCATATTTAAAGAACGCATTATCTGTATGATCGGTTAAATTAATTGTATCCTGTAGTGTAACTTGGTAATTATTCACTTTGATTAATTGTCCTGTTACAGAATCAATTAAATTAACTGAATCAGTTAATGTTTTCTTAGATGTAACTTGTTTATTTAATGTGTCACTTAATGTAATTGAATCATTTAACGTTTTAACAACCGTTATTCGTTTGTTAATCGTATCACTAAGAATAATTGAATCATTTAACGTAACTTGGTAATGGTTAGCTCCACTAGAGAAATTACTACTCATAGAATCGGTTAATGCTATAGAATCGACTAATGATTTTAAAGCTGAGTATTGCCTGCTTAATGAATCGGTTAATGCGATTGTATCTGCTAACGTTTTATTAGCTGTTACTGTTTTGTTAGTGATTGAATCGGATAAATTAATTGAATCAGATAAATTGACTGTATACGAATTACCCGTTTTATTAAATATAAAAATTCCTCGTTCATCTAAATTACCAAATACCCTGCGCCCTCGTTCGTCTAACGTGTTGGTTGTAAATAGCCCTATTTCATTGATAGCCATTTTATCACCTCAAGACTTCACGATAAGTTATTGATGATGGGACGTAATTTTTTTGGTATTGCGGTCTAAGTGTTGCATGCACTTGGTGATACGTTGTAAGGTTTACATCTCCGCTATTCATCCGAAAAAACCCATGTGTCGTTTGACCTAACGCAGGAAAAGTATTAGTTGTACCTGTGAAAGAAATATTATACGCTGATGTGTTTGAGCTTGATGTAGGTAAAATATTCAACCCTGCCGTATTCGTCGCATTACCGTTTCCTGATGGTACACTAGGTGGTATAACCGTCATATAAGTAACATCTTTCATAATTGTATTTATCGGTGAATTAACTAGTTGTGTAGGATAAATGTATAATGCTTGATAGTCATAGTTACTATCTGAAACACTTGACCACAATTTGACCTCTAATAAATCACCTACTTGAATATCGTACCATCGCCAATGTGTTTCAGTATAAAAGTTATTAGCGGTAATACTAGCGGTTGAGCCTGTCGCAATGGAAACTCCATTTTTTAACGCCCTCCAACTAATAACGCCACTTGTTACACATTTCCCCGCCGTTATAATACCCGCAACCCACTTAACACTTATAGGTGTCGGTGTAATCGTTGTTAAATCAGAATTTTGGACCGTATAACCAACTTGTGCGCTTGCAGGCTCTGTAGTTGGTAAAGTTGTAGGTGTTCCTAGTAATAAATCTCTTGGTGTCGGATATGAAAAATTGATTGTTTTTAACGGTCCAACCGCACTTTTCCCACTATCACCCATTAACAATGACATATTCGGACACCTCCCCAAACTCCGATAAATCTGTATTTTCATTACCTTCTAAAACTGTTATTTTTAATGTATCGCTTGAAAAATCATATTCCCAATACTCATAAACAATTTTTTTTTGGAGTAACTTTACAAATTGATCCGTTGCCCCTGTCTGATTCATATCAATTCCCAATACTTTTAAATGAGTATCACAATTAGTTAATATAATTGTAATCATTTCGTTTGTACTCCATCAAAACCAATTGTATTATTCCCTGCATAGTTGTTTAAAACTTGTAAATATTGTTCATTGGTTACATGATAATATCTATTTGTCATAGCACCTTGTGAAGTATCACTATCAAAAGTGAGTGTTACACTTCCTGTCGCCTTAAAAACCCTTACGATTACAGGTTGTGTATAATAAACATTGTGTATTGTCCATTCTTCACCCGCTGGTGGTCTAATTGTCAAAATGCCACCGTTTGCGATAACTTGTAAATCTTGTTTAACATCACCTTGAGCCATTTTTTTAATCCCCCTTTATTGGTCGTAATGGATCTTGTTTCAATCCATTCCCTATTTTATCGCCCTTAGTTAATAGTAATTTGCCATGTTATTTGCAAGCTATCTGCTGATTGCGCTAAAGTATAAGGCGCTCCTAACAATTGATGAGCAACTAATGTCCCTGTTGTACTTGCGTTAAATAGTCCTGCCTCTTGGAATGTTATTGAAGCTGTTATATTTTGTAAAGTCGCTACATATTGAATAACATTTGCTGACGGGTTTGATCGTGTTACTGTTGGTCTTGCGTACCCGCTCCCGCTCGCCTCTGCTCCTAGTGTTGTATCACTTGCGTTGACAGCCGTTGCTGATGTGCCGTAACCAATATGAGTAACCCAACTTGTCCCTGCGCTTGCGCTGTTTAATAAACTCGCTAATGCGTTTTTACCTGCTGTTGTAATAACGTTATCCATCCAACCGCTATCTTTTACTAACTCGTCATTTCTAAATTGTTTTACTCGTAATCTACCTGTAATTTTCATAGAATCGACTACCATTGACATAATAAAAACATCCCCTTTTATATGAATTTATAAAACTCTTACCCTCACTTTTGGGCCGTCTATCATTTCAAATAAACCTGTTAACGCATCGGGTGCATCGTCATTTTTGTTTTTACCTTCTTTTTGGTAATTCATCAATGCGTTATAGAATAACGGCCACTTTGTAGCCCAATTAACAGGAAAATAAATGTTTTTCTGTACGTTATTAGAGTTTGCTAATATCCTGGCTTGTTTGTTTTTTGATTGGTGAAACCATTCGATAGTAGTTGATCTGCTTTTGTGATTTTCCCATAATAACCGATCTACATTTCTTGCAAACGCTCGGCCTCCGTTATTGCTTTCGATATAAGCAATTTGTACCTCATTATCGTATAATAATTTTGCTGTTTGTGGCTCTGTTGTTTCCATAGCTTCTTTGGTGTAAAGAACATCTAATACATAGGCTTGCCCTTTGTAAACGCCCGCTACAATACTTGCTAAAAAATCGTTTCCTGTATCCGCTGTATCTGTATAATCAATAATTCCCTCTATGAGTAAGTTTCCTTCCTCGTCATGCGGTAAATTGTCATAAGTTTTAAAACCTTGGTACAATCGCCCTTTCACATCTACAGGCTTTTGATGATAGTTAGCTTCAAAGATACTCGGCTCAACATTCCTTTTTAATTGTTTATAACGTTTTTCGCCAAGTAATGCAGGACATAAATATTGATTTTCTTTCTCGTAATAAGCCTCAAGTAAGAATATAAACCATTCCTTACTCTCAGTTTCGTTTGAAAGAATACGCCCGCATACATCACCTTTAGCCCATCTAGTCATATTTACAATCTCAATTGAATCTTGTTCTGCCCTCGACATAAAAGTACCTGTATACCAGGTCCAAATAGTTTCTAAGCGGTTTTCGTTAAATGCCTCGCTTGCATCTTTTACAGGATCGTCCGTTATTTGGATATTACAACCCTTTCCTGTTACTGATCCCCCTACGCCTGCGCCTTTGTAATTAAAGAAATTACCTTCTAAGGCCCATTCTTTGTATGAGGCGTTACCTTCTTTCAATTTTGTACCTGGGAAAACATCCTCAAAAACAATATCATGCGGGAAAGCTCTTGGTTGTTCTACTCCATCCCTAGTATAACGGCTAAATGTTTGCGCCATATCGTCATTGTAAGAGGCTGTAATGATTTTATTTGTAATATCCTTACCTAGTACCCATTTACAAAAATTAACCAATGTACGGCTTTTTCCTAGCCTTGGCGGTAGATTTTGCATTAACTTTCTATACACAAAATCATCTTGTAACCGATCTATTAATTCAGTAAATGAATTACTTTCTACAAACCAACTAGGGCAAATATCATAAGAGGCTTGAATAAATTTTTCTTTAGTTAATCGCCTTTCATAAAGAGCTTGCAATACCCAACAATTTAATTTTAAATGCCAATTATCATGGCTATAAAATTTATCATCGTCAATTGTTCTGCAAAACTCCCATAATTCATGGCGTGATAACCTTATACGCTTTTCTCTTAATAAAGTTAAACGTTTTTCTTTATCTACCCTACTTACCACCATTTTCTAACGCCTCTAATCGTTCTAATTCCTTTTCTAAATCTTCATCTGACATATAAGAGATATCTAAACCGACATTTCCGCTATGTTCAATTTGTTGTTTATCTCGCCAT